GCGAGCGCTGCCTTCCCTGGTTGCAGCGCTGCGCTCGTTCGCGATACGATCACTGCGATGAAGTGTCTGTTCTGCAATGAGCCGCTTCCCGAGCCAGTGTCACCACGCAAGCGTTACTGCGATAGCACCTGCCGTGGGAATGCCTGTCGCAATCGAAGGAATGAGGATTCCGCGCAGCCACCTGCGGCGATAGGACCCGACGATGCAATCAGGGAATCGCTCGCTACACAAATGCTTGCGGAAGACCACGAATCCGCACCGGACCCTCATCGCAAGCATCTTCGCCGCGTGCCAATTCCCATGATGCAAATTCCGATGGAGCAGCAGCTGAGGTTGCAAGCTCCCGAGGGCGCAACTTCCTATCGGCTCGTGCTTCCGCCGTGTCAGGGGGAACGGCTGCCGCGCTTCTCTCCTCCGATCGATGAGACCGGGCAGATTCGTAGCTATTCCCTTTCCCCGTTTGAACAACCAGACGACATTCATCTGTTCGATGGGCAGATGTATCGTGTGCTGTGGATCAGCGCGAGCGGAGAGATTCTTCCGCCGAAACGGAATGGCTCGCTGCCCGGACTCCGCTTCTGGTTGGGACTACCGGAATCAGACGTCTGTGCGGCTTCTGTTCCTGAACTGACCGAGCATACGGAAGCGCCAAAACCGATACCAGAATCGCAGCCAGAACCGGAACTACCTCCGACTCAGAATGCGGCGCCAGCGACGGAAGAACCGCGAACAGTGCATCAACAAGATCCGTTCTGGAGTCCGGAAATCATTGCGGCGCAAGTGACGTTGGAAGCGCTCGCTGCACGGTCGAAGGACGAAGTCACCCGCAAGCAAGCCGACAGGATGTATCGGGTAGAAGCATGGCCGCCGGACTTCGGCAAAGACCCTCTCTGTCCTGTCATCTCGCAGATCATTGAACACGCGGCGCGGACTCCGATTCTGGAAGAAGACACCGCGAAGCTGGATGAAAAAGCCCGAACAAACCTCCAGCGCTGGACTGCCAAAACGCACGAGGAACTCCGGCTCTTGCGCCAGGATGCGGACTCGCTGTCCTACGATGCAGCGGGGCGACTCCTTCCTTCCGACAAAACCGATGGATTCCTCAAGCAGAGACTGTTTCCGCTCATCGATCGGTGGGATGCTCTGTTCGGCGTTGTGACCCCGGATCATCCGCCTAAGGAATCGCTTAGCTCCGTCGCAAGGCGAGTCCTCCTACGGGTCTGGCACGGACTCCTCTTCTGGCTGCGCAACCAAGGAATCACACCGGAAGTGCCGCTACAGGTCGCCTTCTCCGAAGCCCGACATCACGCCCAGCACTGGGTTCCGAAAGGAAGCGACCCAGCCGGACAAATCATCGCCGTCGTCCGCTCCGGCTACATCCGAGACGGCGCACTCTTCCGTCGAGCGCATGTGGTCGTAACCAAGTAAACGGCATGCGCAAGACAGAAGCCTGCGAAGGCTCTCCGTCAGAAACTCCCTTCACTCCACATGCTCCGGCCTCTCCTTCGCTGGCTTTCTCTTCGCATAGAACTGATCATAGCGACCGAGAAGGAGCTCTCGCACCTGCGCGGGCCACCAGTGGGAATTCCCTTTGGGAGTCAAAAATCCTGCTTCACTGAGCAGCTTCGCGAGCTGCGGATAGCTTGGCCTGTGGCCCATGCGCACCGTCAGTGATTCACAGTATTTCCTGGGCGTCAGAATCTGGGGTTCCCTCGTGCGCGCCATCAATCGAAAGACGCTCGACTCTGTAAACTTCCGCCCCTTGTACGGAACGTAGCCCAGCTCATTCAGAATGTTCGCGATGCCCTGATACGTAGTCCCTCGATCGCGCAGCTCGTGCATCTTGAGCCGGACTTCTTCGTCGCTGTGAGGCCTCTCATTCACCGGCTTACAGACATGCCACCCTTTCCGAATGTTCATGTTGTAAATCACGGACACAGTCCACGACTTCCCTTGCGGAGGCGGAACCCTCTCGGCATTGAGCTGATTCGCAATCTGTTGGTAGCTCACCCTCGCGTCAATCAGCGACTTGATTCGCGACAGAGTCTTCTGCTCTTCTGGATCATCCACCAAGACTCGATAGCGAGGGTTGTCCAGCGACGGAACCGCCTTGCTTCCGTAGGGGGCTTTCCCAAAGTGATATCCGTTCCCTCGAATGTGATTGATCGCTTCCCTCGTGCGCTCCCCGGTCGCCTCCCGTTCCATCTGTGCGAACACGAGGAGAATGCTCACCAGCGCCCTCCCAAGCGCAGAGTCGAGACGGATCGCCTCGCGAATCGCAACCAGTTCCTTCGTCCCGTCGGCAAAGTGCGTTTCATACAGATCACAGAAGTGCTTGATCGAACGACTCAGCCGATCAAACTTGAGCACCACCACCACGTCTGCCTTCGTCGCGAGCGCGCGAGCCAGACCCTTCCGATCCGCCCTCCCTCCTGATTCCACATCCTCATGAATCTGAAGGAGCCCGAGTCCGACCGACTCACAATACGACTTGATCGCGGCCCTCTGTGCATCCAGAGACAGCCCATCCGCCGCCTGCATGTCGGTACTGACGCGAATGTACCCTACAGCCGTCCTCGTCCCTGCAATCTGTCCGCGAGGGACATTATTCCGATCATGATGATTTCTCATATTCCTGACCCCTTCCGCATGCGCCAAGGTGCGCCGCTGTAGGGACAGGCTTAAACTCCGTTTACGTCCCTTCCAAGTCGTTATTCCACTTCGCATGAACACACAGCGGAGCACAAACGGAAACAAGGTGGCGGTGGGCTATGTTCGGGTGAGTACGCAGGAGCAGGTGAGCGAGGGTGTCAGCCTCGAAGCACAACGCGATAAGCTGCGGGCATACTGCAAATGTAGCGGCATAAAACTCATCGACATAAAAGCGGATGAGGGGATCTCTGGGGGGACTCTGGAACGGCCCGGACTGCAAGCGGCCCTCGCGATGCTTCGACGAGGGACGGCGAACACGTTGATCGTGGTGAAGCTGGACAGGCTGTCCCGGTCGCTGCGCGATGTCTGTACGCTCGTCGAGGACTACTTTGGGAACGAGCGCTATCACCTCCTGTCCCTGTGCGGAATGGCGAACACGCACTCGGCAGCGGGACGAATGGTGCTGATGAACCTCGCGAACTACGCGCAGTTTGAGCGGGAAATGATTTCGGAACGCACGAGGGACGCGCTTCGCCACATGAAAGCGCAGGGAGTGCGGCTTGGTCCAGCTCCTTACGGATACGCGCTCAGCGACGAAATGGATGCGAACGGACGCAGGCTCTTGGTTCCGATTCCTGAAGAACAGGAAGTCATCCAGAAGATCAAGAGTCTGCGCGCAGAGGGACTATCCTTTGCGAAGATTGCGCAGCGGCTGAATGCCGTACAGACACCGGCGCGACGGAACGGAACGTGGAGAGTGAATCGGATCTGCATCATCCTTCATCGCGAAGGAATGCACACGATGCGGAAGAACAGACCGCATGTTCCGTCTCGCTTCGATCCTGAAGCAGCCACGGCCTTGGCGACCAAGCTTCGAGAGGAAGGACTCAGTTTGAGTCAGATAGGAGTGCGGCTGCGGAAGGCGAAGTTGACTCCGCAGCGTGGCGGGAAGTGGTACCCGGCGCAGGTGGCGAAGCTCCTAACCGACTCTGTTCGACATGACAGAGCCGCGATGTCCCGTCGAGCAAGCGAGCTACGCGCGGAAGGAATGACGCTGAAGGAGATTGGCGTGCGGCTCACGATGGAAGGGTATCAAACGAGAGATGGTGGGATTTGGCATCCGGCGACGGTGCATGGGCTTCTCGTTCGTCAGGATGAGCAGGCAGCGCCGTAGTGCGGTTATAGAGCGCGGCCAGTTCATGCGAAATCGACGGATGGCTTCGCTATCAGCGACGAGAAACTGTTGGAGTGTCGGCGGATGTGTGCTAGCTGTCGAGCTAGCGAGGAGGATGTCGTGGAACAGACAGAGAACATCCCGGTACGAACACTGTTTTCGGGGACAATCGATGTCCTCAGTGAGCTGCTGAAGACGTGTCCACCGAAGCGGAGAGAGGCGCTGCGGCGTGTGGTAGCGACGCTGCGCGAGACACTGCCGGAAGTCGAGAAGACGCAGGCGACGTATCCGGGCGCCGAGGTGGCGACGGAGCTTCACTTGAGCGCAGGCATCGTCGAGCCTGACAGTCACGAGACGCGGGTGCTAAGGGAGTGGGGTAAAGACCTGGAGCAGCGGCGACGAGCAGCAGGAATGACGCGCA